AAAAAGGATTAACTAAATTTGTAAATGATGTTGATGCAGACATATCATACTTTGATGAATATGGAGAGGCACTATCTATGTCAAGACCAGACTATCCATCTATGAAGAATATTTCAACAGCATACAAAGAATTGAGAACACTATTACCAGATGATGAAATAAAACAATGAGAGATATATTATTATCAACATTAACGGGTTTTGGATGTGGTGTAGTATTTGCTGCATTCAAATTACCAGTTCCAGCACCACCAGTTTTTGCGGGAGTCGCAGGAATTGTAGGGCTGTGGGCTGGATATGCTATACTAATTAAGGTTCTATCCTAGGAGGAAAAATGAACACAGAACAACTAAAGGCACTACTTGCATCATACGGACGTTCAGTCCTTGCATCAGGCCTTGCACTATACATGGCAGGCGTAACAGATCCAAAGGATCTATGGACTGCACTTGTTGCAGCAATCGCACCAGTGGCAATTAGAGCAATCAATCCAGCAGACAAGGCTTTTGGTATCTTGCCAGATGCTAAGGCTGTAGAGACCGCTCTGAAGGCTGCTAAGGCACCTGTAAAGAAGAAGGCACCTGCTAAGAAGGCAGCGCCAAAGAAGTAATATTTACTTACAGAATCGCCAGTCTAGAGATAGGCTGGCTTTTTTGTTTTACGAGTTAATTAAGTTTATGTATTTATCTCTTAATGACTCTGTTGAAAAATTAAGAAACCCAAGATCAAATGCCTCTTGTTTAATTAAACTATCTTTCTTTTCCATGTAATCATCAACTATTTTTGCAAGAGTTTTTGGATCAATATCATATACATCAATAATAGCCTTAGCCTTAAATTCATCAATCTTTTTTGCCTCTACCGTCCATTTGTCAGGAAGGATAGCATTGTTTGGAGAAATGCGGGGCATAAAAACAGGTAGCCCACTAAGAAGAGCCTCATTCATAGGTAAACACAATCCAGCATATCTTCTAGGCAATACCATTGCATCATATCCAGAGTATAAATCTTCTGGTTCTTTTGTTGTATTAGTCTGAATAGTTAATCTTTCATTAGTATTTCTAATACCTAAATCAGTTTGAGTTTTAATTACAACTTCGTAATCTCCTGTAGAATACTTAAGCATTTCTATAACAGAATTAGTACCGTTTCTATCTTTAACTGCAGCCTTACCACCAATATGTAATATACGATTATGACTCTTTGACATATTGTTTTCTTTTGCATTCTTAAAGTTTTCGTGGTTTGTTGGTGGCGGTAGATAAACAACCTTACAACTATCGCCAAATTGTTCAACTATCTTATCCATATTCCATAGGCTTGGGGCAACAAGAACATCTGGAAGTGACCACTCTGTATGTACAAGGTTTCCAAAGAACTCATAGTTATATTGAAGTATTGTCTTAACTCCACGAGATCTTGCTATATCAATAAATCTTGGACTATAAAATGTTTCACAACTAATTACTACGTCAACATCTGTAATAAAATTTGCTATTTCAGCACTTGTTGGAAACCCTTTTAGTGTAGCAGTATAGTTGTACCCATCATACCAGTCAAAATGTTGTTTATTTTGATTAAAGAACCTTGAGTTAATAAGCATAATTTTATCAGGATTTAGCATCTTAACTAATTCTCTGGTTTGATTACCAAGACCAGTATCATCACATCTTGCAATTATTCCAATTCTCATTTTTCACCGTTTTCAAAAAATCCAGAGTCCCTTAGTTCTTTTTTAGCCTCTTCAATTGTTTTCCATTCCCAGTGATTATCGTCATTCGTAAACTTTTGAGTACTTTTTCTGCCATCTAAATGAATAACACGGCTTATGTTTTTTCCTTTATCTGGATAATATATAAAGATTTTGTGTGCTTCCCAATTTCTAATCTTAAACTCATAGTTGTCTTCTGAAGGTATTATTTGGTTTGGTAAGTATTCACAATCAGTTTGAACTTTTCCATAAATCTCATCTTCTATATAGTTTATTTCTTTGACATTCGGAAGTATAACTTGTTTGTAATAATTAGTTAAGGCAAGATGAGGGTTCTGACTCCACTGAACAGTCTTTAAGAAAATGTCTTCTTCTCCACACATCATATGCTCATGCTCTACAGGAACTTCTTCTCTTAAATAAAAACGTATCACGTTTGCTTTTTCATTACCAATTAGATCAAAACATTTTTGCCACTCTATTGGCCTATCAGTTCTTAATGGCAAGTCTCCTTCTATGTATAAAATTAAAGATGTTTCTACAAGCCCAATGGTTCTTTTCATCATTGTAGTTTGATGACTGTGCTTATCAAAAATTATTGGCAATACGTTTTTATATTCATGTAAGCATTTCCATAGAACTTTATTTTTGTATTCGTTATACTCATCTTCGTATTGTCTTTGTTCTTCTCTTATGCCATCTATTTGTAAAATAATTTCATTATTGGGAAAATGAAATCTTATATTTTTAATTGTTTCATCTATCACTTTAGTGCTAGGATGACTTGGTATATAAGAAGTTGGAACTACAATAGTAACATCAGTTATTTGCATTTATTTGTCTCATAATCTTTATAGAAAAGTCTCTCTTGTATTTAATCCACCAGCAAACTACTTGATGCATATTTCTTGGATAGTCAATTAATAAATCTGGCAGAACTTTTTCAAGATTATTCCAATTATCTAAAGACTTAACAGGAAATTCAGGACCAAACATTTTTATATAAAATTTTGTTTCTGTCATCGATGGATCTAGTTTATCTGCAATAGGTAGAGTTAATAACTCTATTGCTTCAAAAAATCTAAAGGTATCTATTACTGCTGCACCAGATGGACAGGGAGCAACTTTTGCACTTGCAAGTTTAGCGTAATAGTCTTTTGGTTTATCGCCCAGGGAAAAGCCTTCTGTTGGTCTATATAGTGAATTTTTTAATCTTGGCATAACTGAGGCTAACTCTCTTCTTCTTGAGTGTGTTATCTGTCCCCCAAAGTATACGTCATATTCTTTTTCTTTATATTCTGGAATGTTATCTTTAAAGTGTTGTGGGGCACCTACTGGCATATGGTTATACTCCCCATGCTTTTTATGAGGGTACTGAATCCATATTTCAATATTAGGATGTTTAATTTCACTTACATTAAATTTAGCATTTTCATCACCATTAACAAATAAGACAACTCTTGATATTTTATTTAACTCTGCAGATATTTCTTTTTCATTACCAGCGTTTCCTGGACCAGGAATAACTACAAAGGCTCTTTCTTCTATTGGAAGTTCTTTTACAGTTATTTGCTCAATATGATTTCTATCAAATGTTTGCTTCAATAGTCCATAGTCCCATTTTCCGTCGGCAGAGTCAAGTGGGTTAATTGAATATAGATATGCTTTTATGTTACTCATTTTTAGTTCCATCTTGCATAAATTCAGAAGTGTCGCAAGCGGCACAGGTATTAATTTTTATATTTCCTACAACAGATGTAGATTTAAAAACATTTCCACAACGGCAGATAACTTTTATTTCAAAAAATTCTGTTTTGTTTTTTTTAGATTCTTGTTCTATCCATTGATTGTAGTAATCATCTGTAAAATAACCAAGACCGTTTTCTTTTTTGTCAAATGGATAAAAGAAAGAGTTGTATGGGTCTTCACTAGTTGATGGATATCTTCCCCATTTCTTATTATAATACTCTTTAGTTACACCCATATTTGGATCAACTCCTCCAAGTTTTAGACTATGGGCCATCATTGTATCTTTAATATCAATTTTAACCTTTTGCCACAGTGTTTTATTCTCTACAATTTTTTTCCAATGATCGTCATATTCTAATAAAAATGCTCTTTGAATTCTCATGCTATAGTCAAAGTCTTCGTAACCATATGGCGTAAAGTTGGTATCAAAAAAACCAACCTTATCTATTAAGGTTTTATGAAATGCTATAAAGTGCCATCCATAAACACCCATTGCCTCAACTGCGACATGTTCTGTATTCTTTAATATTTCAATAAAATCTAATCCACCAGGTTCACCAAATTTAACAGCAGCACTCATAACTATATACCAGTCAGCACCGTCATCATACATTTTTTGTATTCCAAGATTATGGCTTGCCGAAAACCCAATATTGTTTTCAGTATTATCAATTTCAAAAACATTTTCTAGTTTACATGTTGCCATGAGATTATCTCTAAAAGACTTAACTCTGTATGGAAGACCGACAACATACTTCATTTATTAAATATATCCTGATTTACCCAAGTTTTTGGTGTAAGATAATTTTTAATTTCAACTGGCAAATTAAAATTAAATGGTCCAGTGCCACGACTTTCCACCCACTCAACCATAGAAGTTAAGATTTCTTTTAATTCGTAGTGTGTCTCATAGTTAAGCAGTTTTCTTGCTTTTTCTGCTGAGCAATGCGCCAACTTTACTTCAGATGGTCTTGAGTCTAAGTATATTGGACTTAAGTCAAAATCAAGGATTGATGCAATTTCTTCTGCTAAATGATTGATAGTTATAAAATTGTCATCAGGACCAATATTGATTACTTCTCTATTGGCTACATCAGAAAAAATAACTTTATGAAATGGATCTATAATATCTCTTATGTCAGAGAAACATCTCTTTTGGTTTCCATCACCATAAATTATTGGTTGCTTGTTTTGTAGCATACGATTAATCATAATTCCAGCAACATTTCTAAAAGGGTCTGTATAGTTTTGTCCATGTCCAACGACATTGTGTGGAACTAAAATTACAAACTCCATTCCGTGTGTTTCAGAAAGATTTTTTAGCGTTAGTTCAAATGCATGTTTTGCTATGCCATATGGATCTTGTGGCTTAGGAGTCATATTTTCTGTAAACGGAAGAGTATCTTGCATACCATATCTTGCCATGCTTGATGTGTATACAAACTTTTTAACTCCTGCCTGTATCGCACAAGTCAAAACGTTCATAGAGTTACCGTATGTATTATCAGTAATAAATTTAGGAGAAAAAACAGAAAGTCCTTCGTGAGCAGTACATGCTGCATGGATTACAACTTCAATGTCTTTAAAGTCTTCCTTGGTTAGATCATTGCAGTCTTTATTGACCCATTTAATTTCTGAGGGTATATTATCAATATAGCCACCAACTAAATTATCTACTCCGATAATGTTATGATTTGAAAGGCTCCTTGCGATGTTGCTTCCCAATAGTCCAGCAACACCAGTGATCAATATATTCATTTTACCCTACCCCTTTTTAGTCTTATAATATTATAGCATAGGGTTTTGTGATACAATGTTTAAATGAATGATCTACTTGTCCTGGTTCCATCAAGAGGAAGACCCAAAAACCAAGAAAGGTTTTTAGAGTATTTTTTTAAAAATTCTACAATTAGCGATGTTTGTTTTATCCTTGACTTTGATGATGAATCTAACTACTCAAGGCTTGACAACGTTATCTATGAAGTAGGGGAGCCATTAATGCTTAATGAAAAACTAAATAAAGTCTCTAAAAAATATTATAATGAATATAAGTTTATTGCATTTATTGGAGACGATCACCTTTTGCAAACATATGAATGGGATAAAATTTTAATAAATCCACTATTAAAAAAAATTGGTATATCTTATGGAAATGACCTTTATAAAAAAGAAGAAATGCCTACATGCTCAGTAATAAGTTCTGAAATTATCAAATGTCTTGGATATATGGCACCACCAGAGTTAAAACACTCATATATAGATAAGTTCTGGTTAGATCTTGGCACTGCTATAGGGAATATAAACTATTTTAATGATGTTGTTTGGGAGCACATTCATCCAGATAACAAAAAAACTGAAGTAGATGAAACATATTTAAGAGGGTGGTCAAGCCAGTCTCAAGATAAGCAAAACTATGCGCTCTATAAAGACATTAGATTTTATGAAGATGTTGCAAAAATAAAGGAAATAATTTAATCATGAGTTTGATGTCTATTTTTGAAAAATTAAATAAGCCCACAGATAAAGGTACTTGTCACAACTATATTGAGATATACAATAAAGAGTTAGACAAAAAAGATAAAGTGGTTTTGTTAGAGATTGGCATCCATCACGGAGGCTCCTTAGTCTTATGGGATGAGTGGTTTAATAATGCAGAAATCTATGGGATAGATCCATATTTTGAATACAATGGAGTCTTGCCAGATGCCGTAGCCAAGTTACCATATAAAATTTTTACAATTGACTCAACATCAAAAGACCAATCTGTAATATTTAAAGATGAAATGTTTGACTATATTATAGATGATGGGGTTCATACCTCTGAGTTTCAAATAAAAACATTTGATATTTATTTTAATAAACTATTAACGGGTGGGAAATATTTTATTGAGGATATTGCATCAAACGAAGACCTTGTTAATCTTGAAGAACATCTACACAATTTTAATTATAAAGTAATTGATTTAAGATATCTTGGAAGATATGACGACTTAATGATTATTGTACAAAAATAAATTAAGAAATTCCAAGTTCTTCTAAAATTGCAGTCCACCTATGAACATATGTATGTTCTTTCTTTGTACGATTATGCCCATTGACTCTGATTCTTTCTCGTACCAAAGAGTTTTCAAGATACTGATCTATCTTATCTCTTAGGTCATTAAAGTTTCCATGCTTATAAAATACAACTTCATCAGGCATAAAGTATTCATCTAAGCCCTTAATTTCTGGGTAAATAGTAAACCCACCACGACCAGTAGACTCAAACAATCTATCACTAGTGTAATAAGGATACTCAAAACCTATGTTAAGACTATCTCCTACTGCAATCTTGCTCTTAGCATAGATACGGTTTAATGCATCACCACGAATAGTTCCAGTATCTCCATCTCCACCAACATGTAGGAATCGTTTGCCGTATGTCTTTCTTAAAAAGTCAATTAGTTCTGGACGATACTTATGTTCGTGGTGATATCTTTTACTGCCAACAAAAATAACATCGTACTCAAAGTTTTGTGTGTCATAGTCTGGGTGGATGTAACATTCTTTATCATACACTCCTGCAGGCATGAAGTGGCCTTTTACTGCGGTATTGTGATCAAACCAATCAGCCATAAGTTTATCTACAGTAAAGAAGTGTCCAATAGTTCTATAGAAACTGTCATGTTTCAAATCTTTCTGGCGATCTAAGCCAAACCATAAATCTAAATGATATGTCATTGTAGGAATACCAGCAGCATTTAATTGCTTAAGTACATCATCCATTGTAATGTTACCAACGGTTTCCCAGCCATGTGTGTGTACCCAGATAAATAAATCAGAGGTTGATGCTTTTTCTAGGATGGTTTGTGTCTTGGCCTTACGCTCCTGCAATTTTGTCACGGTATGGCCTAAAGACTCTAGACTACTAGCATGATGATTCTCACTACTATAAGATACTTCAAAATTGCCAAGAAAAACTATGTTAGCCAAGATTACCCCTTTGTTTTAAATCTAAAACAATTATAGCACGCCTAGAGGGATTTGAACCCCCGACAGTCTGGGTAGAAACCAGATACTCTTCCGCTGAGTTATAGGCGTTTAGTACATCTGGAAGGACTTGAACCTTCGGCTCTCTGCATATAAGGCAGGTACTCTAACCAACTGAGTTACAGATGTGTAGTACACCAGGTAGGACTTGAACCTACGATAGCCGAATTATGAGTTCGGTGCCTTAACCAACTTGGCTACTGGTGCGTATGTTATAAGTGTACCTTAACTGTTACTTAATTGCAAATTTATTTAGTAACTAAAATATTTAGTTCTGGTAAGTATAAGTATTTAATTTCTGAATTATGTAATGTTTTTAATGCATCCTTTAATGTTTCATTAATTGCATCTCCAGCAAGGTTTAAAGATGTATTAAATAAAATTGGAACACCAGTTATTTTATAGAACTCTTCAATTAAATTATAGTAATTAAGGTTATCCTCTCTTTTAAGTGTTTGAACTCTGCAAGTACCATCAACATGTGTTATAGCAGGTATAAAACTTTTTTTGTCTTCAATTACATCAACAGCAAACATCATAAACTTAGATTCATCTAAAGATTGTAAGTCAAACCACTCTTTTGCATTTTCATATAAAACGGTTCCAGCAAATGGCCTATACCATTCTCTTTTTTTAACTATGTTTACATGGTCTTTTCCATTTGGGTCTCTTGGATCATAAAGAATACTTCTATTGCCTAGTGCTCTAGGACCACCCTCAGATCTTCCCTGATATAAGGCAACAATATTTTTTTCTGAAATTAACTTTGCAACATCTTTAGGGCTAACATTTTCTACAATTTTTTCATTATTTAAATCTTCTTTGGTATATTTGTATGTTGGACCATAGTAAATACTTGTTTGTTTTTTTATTTCTTTGCTTTTAGTTAATGAATAGTAGGCATATTTTGCAGCGCCTATAGCATTTCCAGCATCGGTTGACATTGGCTCTACATATATGTTAATATCAGGTGGTAATTGTTTTAATAAATTATAATTTGAAACACAATTTAAAAAAAGTCCACCAGATAAACATAAATTTTTTTGTTCAGTTTCTTTTAACATTTTAAGTATATATTTTGCAACATTTTCTTGAACCTCTTTTTGTATTTTATATGATAGATTTGCTTTATCTTCAAAAGTATCACCAAGTTCAATATTAATCTTTGACATAGAACGATCCTCAGTTATGCTTGGAAAAATATCTTTGTTTAATAAATCATTAGTGTATAAAGTTGGTATCCTAGAATCTTCTTTTCCATAAGCAGACAATCCCATGACTTTTCCAGCATCCCATTTAGACAATCCTATTTTTTCTGCAACAAACTCAAAAGCAGTTGCTTCGGACAATGTGTTTGTTAAAAAGATATTTCTATCTACATATATTCTGTCAAAATCAAATTGATTACTGGTTGTAAAATGTTTTTCTACATTATTTATTATATTGGGATATGACATAATTATTGAAGATGAAGTTTCTACTGACATTTCTTCAGGATCAAAAAAAATTTCTGATCCAGCACCATCTTTTACTATGCATAATGCTTCATTAAATCCAGAATTATAAAATGCGGTAGCAGCATGAATGCTATGGTGATTATCTGAAAAATCAAAAACAATGGGGCGTGGATTAGAAAATGTTTTATTTAATCCCAAAACGCATGCTTCATAAGCATCAGTTACCTTATAACTATCATATGGCCTGTATGTATTTGAAACACCAGAGAGCACTATATAGTCTAAATGATCTGTATATTGTTCTATTAGTCCTATTGCTTTAAATACAGCATCATCATGCTTTATGTTTGAAAGCCTTTCAGATTCAATATAAAATATCACATCATTATCTTTTAACAATGCAACACTTCCGTCGTGTTTAGACCTGTTTATTCCTAGAATATACACAAATAAATACCCCTTGTTTTATAAATATCTAACCTCATCAATAATTTTATTCTTTAGTGCAACTTTAATCATATTATCTGAATAACTTCCTGGTTCTGGTTTAGCAGAAAAATAAACTACATAATATAAAGTATTATAAGTTTTTATTAATGCACCATTTGCAATTGCTTTTTTAACATTATCAGTTCTTTGTGCACCTGGTCTTTTCCCTTCACCAATTTCTCCACCTTTTGCTTCAATATATTCAAAGGTGGTACTTGAGTGTGCACGAAAATCTACTTCGCAACCAGCATCTTCAAAGCAATAATTTCTATCAATAGGACCAAACCCCCTATTAACCAAATCTGCATATACAAGTTCTTCAAAAGCATCTCCAGACTTTTTAGATTGTGATTGAAAGTTTTCCATATGTCTATTGTATCAGTTTACTGTTTCTTTAGACCAACGTAAAAATGACTTAATGTAAACGGCAGTGTATGCAAGAGCAGCAAATATAAATCCGTACTGCTTAGTGGCAAGTGCAAAAATAATCCATAGACACTCGTTAAATATAAGCCATAGCCAGGCCCATTTCTTTTTACGACCAACAAAGTAAATTCCAGACACACCTATCACTGCAAGAACCCATGAGTACCACTCCATATTAGTCCTGCTTAACTTTATATGTCATAACAAGATAGCAAATTGAATACCCCGCAACAAATGCAGGGATCAAAAATAAAATATTAATCATCTTCTTCCTCAAATTCTCTAAGAGCGTTGCTATTATCATTACAATAATTACAATCACCGTATTCTAGTCTATTCCCACAGTAGTTACAAAACATTATTACCCCTAACCTATCTATTCTAGCAGGTTTGTGAAACTTTTGCAAGTATGGTAGAATTACAATATGTGTGTATTTTGTAGAGGCGTGTTGACTCCAATAGTTTATTCACGGGTAGTTGACGATGTGCTTCTTGGCATGCATAAATCTGGACAAATAATCTTATCAGGACCAGCAGAAAGATATGCTGACCATCCTAGGTCATACTGTAGGCGTTGTCAGGAGCCAAGTACTATTGAGGTTCCTCTTGATAATGCTTTGGTTTTAGATTAATCTTTGTCTGGTATCTCATCAAACCTACGATACCCTTTTTTAACTAATAGTTTTGCTATTTGAAATGTAGCAAGTAGGTATCCAAACAAACTGCCCCATAGAAGTAATAATATATTATTAACCATTAACGATCCTTTCTTTTTGCATTTATACACCACACTGTTCTATCACTCATAATTTGGTGGGCTTCCCAAAACCACTCTGAATCTTTATCTAATGAGCAAATTGCACATATATTAATAACCACCTGTGCACTCATTTCTTGTATGAAACAATCTAATCTTTGTCATAATTTTGCGGGATGGAGCAGACATATCTTCTTTACAAGTTAAACACTTATAAGACCATTCCCCAGTAAAGAAGTCATGAACATAACCCTTTGCGTTAGCATACTTTTTGGCTACAAAGGTTTGAAAGGGATCAGGAATCTCTAGTGACTGGATCAAGTCTATCCCAAAACCCCATAGAGTTACCAACAAATACTTGACCAGTCTCTCTATCTACAAGAAGATACTTTTCTGGACATCTAGTTTTAACTGTAAGGCCAATTGTTTGTTCTAATTTTTCAAACTTTTTTGACTGTATCATTTTCTTCCCTTTCCCATACTTTCTTTCCATCTTTCCATACAGGCCAATAGCCAAGGCTACGCCAATCCATCTTAGTGATCTTAGGTTCTTTTGGCATAAGCACACCAAATTCTACCATCTGTCATGGTTTGATGAAGATCCCAAAATAAAGGATCCTTGTGTGACATCTCACACTTTACGCATTCATTTTTATTCAAAGTCTACCTGGCTTTCAAAAATGCTGTTCTCTCCTCTTGCTACTTTTGCAGCAGCAATACGCATACCAAGAGCATTAGTTACAGCAGTCTCAATTGGAATAGCCTCAATTGCTCTGGCAATCTCTTCTCGTAATAACATATCGTCTAGGCTCATTTTATTCCGTCCCAAGTTCCTATCTTTGTTGTAGGAATATTATTGTCTTCCCACAATCTTATCACATTTGGATTGTCATCTACTGCGTGTGTGACATCCCACAGTTTGGTAATTTTATCAAGCATATCTTTCTTTGCTTCATAGTCTGGTCTATTGTCATCGTCTGCTCTCATGAATAATCCATGTGATCTAATGTTATTCTTTGCAAGCCACATAGATGTAAGCCCACGATACTTTTCTTTGCGAGATGTAACAACTAAAATAGAATGTCCATCACTAACAGAATTATTAAGCATTTCTATTACATTGATATTTGGCAGGGCATCAATAGAGGCAGAATGAAAGGCATCGTAATCCCTATCAGAGCCACGGACAAAATGTAAGTATGGATCAACATTGGCAAGAGTGCCGTCTACATCGTAAATGTGTGCTGTTGGTTTCATATATCAATTATACAGTTCGGCGATAAGTATGTCAAGTTCGGCGCAAAATAGAGTAGCAAACCTTCCCCTGAGTCTAACGACTCACCCTTGGTTAACAGCCTTCAACTTGCTCAAATAATACTTATATTCTGAAACTAATCTAGATTTCTTACTTGAGTTACACTTCCTACAAAGTGGCTGTAAATTTCCAATTGAGTGGTTTCCCGACCTAGATATGGGAATAATATGATCCATCGTAATCTTTTCTGTGGCACCGCAAAATGCACAGGGAGAGTTATATAGTCTTTTAAACTCTTTATCTAATATCTTATAGGCTCTGGCTTCCTTAGATATCTTACGTTTAATATGAGATGTTGCTACATGCTGATGATATCTTTGTTTGTTTTCTTCATTCCAAGCCTTTGCAGTTGCTACACGCTTTGCACTATTTTCTTGACGATAAATAGCCTTCTTAAGCATATACTCTTGATCTTGTTTTTGTTGTACCCAACGGCTTTTATTTTTCTTTTGCCATTGCTTCTTATATTTCTCTGGATTAGCCTTTCGCCAAGCCTTGGCATACTCTTTATCACATGACTTACATTGTGACTTACCCTTATAAAAATCTGTGGCAAGGCAGGTCTTTTGACATTTTCTGCAAACCTTTGTCAAACTAATACCCCCACATGGGTAGGCCAATAATATAAACACTTATCACAGCAAGGATTGGCGGTATTAGTCTTAAACTTAATATAGTAGTAAGGATCTTTACGATAAAGATTTGCTCTGTGGCTACCTGTAACACGATTTAACTGTTCTTGGTTTTGCATCCAAAATGGTTTTTGGCTACCCCAGTTATGGCTAAACCTTAACTTTAGGTCGTTTAGGTTTGACACATTTTTCTCTGTTCGTATACCTCTAAACTCTGCTTCGTAAACCATATGATTAATGTAGTCCATTAGGTAGGTTTCTGAGTGCTTCCACATAAGAACTGCTGGATGGTTTCGCCAAGCACCAGACTCACTTGCGCCAGATAAGATTTTCATAATCTGGTAGCCCTCTAGGATTTGTTTGTTCAGGCGCTTATTGTCTAGGGTTTGGGCGGTGTGCTCAAAGTCTGCATATGGCATAAAGGTTTGCATATACCCATTTTATCAATTTTGGCAGGGTATGTCAAGAATGCTCCTTACACACAGGCATAGGTATATCCTCTACTGGTATAAACATATGTCTAGGTTTGCGACATATATAACATAGGCTCCATGGCACTATATTTTTAAACTTAATGTCATTAAAGTACTTTTGTTGAAGAGACTTTCGTTCATCATTAGATAGTCCCATATGCTGATTATAGCCTATAATGTATGCATGGAGCAAGCCATACTATACCTACTATACAGTCCAGAACATAAGGCTATTAAGATTGGCATATCAGACATAAGCGGAAGAAGGTTTGCAAGCCATAGGCAAAAGGGTTGGATCCTTGTTAAGTATTGGCATTTTTTTGAGCGGGATAAGGCAAAGACCATAGAATCCCTAGTACTACAAAAACTTAATAAGAAACATAAGCCTTTCTTAAGCAAGGAAGATATGCCACAAGGAGGTTATACAGAGACCTTTGATGCCTCACGCATATCCAGAAAGCAATTGATTCGTCTGGTTAATAAGACCATTAAAGAGGCTTGACGCTAATATCCCCAATATGCGATACTTCTACAGGAAATCTATATTTTGTATTATTCTTAAGAGCAGCAGAGACTTTACGGCCACCTACTCTAATTACAGGCTTAGATTTCATTGGCTTACGCTTGCCTTTGATCCTAGGGCCTTGCCTATGCATGTTCCTAGTAGTAGGCAAAGATGTCACAAATAGATTAGGTTCTGAGGTTTGCATATTAATCGCCCACCTCAATAACACCCTTAGTATCAAGGCATAGGTTACATATCTCAAAGAACATAGTTCCAGATGGATCAATCTTGTAGTCATAGTCACAGACATGGGGAGTCTTTCTCATCTCATTAAAAAGTTTCCAGGGATTTTTAATGAAGTCATCAATATCGCTCATTAAACCATAATATCAGAAAATTCGGGGGAAGTCAAGAGTCTATCGTAATCCCTAGTATAAGATATAAACCCTATAGCCACATAGCCAGACATGCCAGACAGCCAGAGAGATCAATACCCTGGTTTTATCCAGACATACGCATTTGTTGTAGATAGGCCATATAGTTTAAGAATAAGAACAAACCTAGCATAACGATCAGAAAAGGTTTCATATGAAATCTCCTTCAAGGTTTACTGGTTGGATATCGTCATCCATAGCCCCACAGACAGTACATGTTACCTGACCATCAAGGTCTAGTTCATAGTTACAACCATATTTTGTACATGTCATACATCAAGGATATCACACAGTTATCCACATGTCAATACCGTGAAAATGTTAGTTATCCACAGGCTATTTCTTTTTTGGATAATGGCTGTCTACAAATTTTTGAATTTCCTTAATGAAGTAGTGTTGGTTTGGCATAGCCTTCTCTGCTTGCCTTTTTTTATCCCATTGCTTAAACTTATATATTGTTATTGGAGCAATGATCCCCAATATTATTGTTGCAATGATTTCCATAAATTCATTATAACAGAAAAGTTATCCACAGGTTATCCACAATTAAATGTTACTGATATTTTTTAGATTTATCCCAAAGTGGAGGAAAGTGGAGGATAGTGGTTTATGGAGCACTTTTATAGATGGCGTTCGTAATGTCGCACAGCGCCAAACCTCCTACCATAAAACCTTCACATTGTCAAACCTTCAAACCTTTGCATGGATTATACTCTCAAACCTCTATATTGTCAAGCATATTTGATAACAATTTGATAACAAACCCTTATATAAAACCTCTCAAAATGTGAGAAAAATGTAGAAAAACCTCTATAAAAATATATAAAGGTTTGATAAATATTCTAAAATCCAGGGAAAAATATATGTCCTTCGTAATGTCTTTTATACTATGGGGTTTGGTATATCTTTTGATCCCCCGCTGCAGAATGTAAGATAGTCCTGGCAATCATTGCAGGGCGGGGGATAAATAAAGAGAGTTCGTAATACCCCTATAGGAATAACAAACCATACATTCTGGTTTTTGGATATAGAGGTTTGACAGATATGAGTTTATATGATATAAGGTTTGACAAACAAGGTTTGATATGCTAGAATCCTGGGAAATTTATAGGTCGTTCGTAATCTTTTTTATTGGGATGTAAGGTTTGTCGAAACCCTGCGAATTTTTTTAGAGGGTTCGTAATAAGGTTTGACAGGTAAAAGGTTTTTCGAAAATCTCAGTCTTCGGCAGCAGCCATTTCCAAAACCTCATCAAGGGTCATGCCTTCAATGATGTCGTCTTCAGTCAAATTAATAGATTTAATAAACATTTCAAATGTATCAATCACATATCTGCGACCATCATCTGAAACCTCAACAACCAAGCCCTGTGATGTTAGATATGCCAATGGCAATCCTAGATCGTTGTATTCTATAAAGGCTTTGAAGTCTTTCTCTTCTTTATAGTTTTCATACAACTCCCCCAGGATTACACACTGTGTTGCAAAATCTGTCATACTTGCTGTGCCTTGAAAAAATCTATAGGGCTGTCATACATAACCTCTGGGTCAAGGTCACGCATGTCACAAAGTGTTCGCCAAGCATAGCCTAACTGTGACTTACCCATTTCTGTAGGCTCTGCCCAACCACCATTAACAAAAACAGCAAGTGTCAAACCATCTTCAAGGTCTTTCCAAAAGTCTGAAGGTAAATACTCAACTTCCTCTAACTCTAAAGCATCTAAGTTAATCTGCGCTAGAATGCTTGCTATCTTGTTATAGTCCATGTCTCCACCGTTCCATTTGTAGTTTAGGGTCTAGAATACCTTCTTTTTCATACTCTGCACTTTCAATTATAGCAATCAAACGAGTGTATGTCAAGTGTGGCAATACCCTAGCAAGCATTATGCCTGTCTGTTCAAGGTCTAGATTTAAGTCCTCAATAATAGGTTTAATTCTCATAGCCACACGTTCTTCTGGCGTGATACCTCTACTAATTCTCAAAGCGTCCCCCTTCTATCCATTATACCAAAAAGAAAGGTGGAGGGCAACCCACCACAGTCTGCCCCCCACCGTAAGTGCGAGAGTGACCCTACTCCCCCACCAGCGCAGCCACAGGCAGATACGCCTGTACAAATAGGTCCCACTTAACAGGGACATTATCAATCACAGTTTTATTAACAAAGTCAATAACCACTGTCTGCTCACCTAGGTCGTAATTATCAGAGTTGATTGAATAAATTCCATACCCGTGCTCATCTAAAATATTATCTTGAATAAGATGACTGATCATCATACGTGTTCCATACGATGAGTCTGACCAGCGGGGTCTTGCATGGTCCAGCGCTAATGCGATATCTTGCTGCCAGTTGTCTTGTCCCCAATGACTATAGAGGACAACGTTTGATGTGGTACCGTCTTTAAAAACAAAATTAATACGTGCTCCCATTATTCTTCTTCCTTCCAAGATACAATTGATAGTTGGTTTAAAATCTCGTTGCAGAGGTCTGTTTCATTATCTGATTCAGCCTCGTATCTAAATGTCATGTAATCACCTGTGGGTTCAAAGATGATTTCTACTTTGTATTCGTTCATTGGGTCTCCAGTCCTACTAGTGTTAGTTCTTCAATTGTAGCGCAGTTAGGGCATTTTTCCAAATCCTGTTCTTGGAATGCATCTCTAATAATATTATCTTGGTCCTCCCATTCAGAGTCACAAGACTCGCAGTAATACCACGGTACACCAACTTGAATCTGTATAGTAGTATTATCAGGAAAAGGAACCTCAGTAACAAAATATCCAATGCGGTTGACAAATCCCCAGCCGCTCCAGATATACATGCCACCGTCGTCACCGTCACCAAGCATCCATATCTTATTAGTGTCCTGTGACTTAACGAATTCTACTTCAGAACCATATGTCTCAAACATGTGGCCATCAAATGATGAGTTTGTTTCAAGGTGGTTCTTAATAGGTTTATAAGTGTTAAACCATTCCTCTTCTGTCATTTCAATGAAATCATTCATCTGACTCATCCAATGCTACATTAGATAGATACTCTTTGTTAAAGATAATCTCATAGGCATTAGATAATCCTAATGAATATCCGTATGCCTCTGTGCGTTCCATAGAAAGCATTGCATCACTGTAGTCGCCTTCTTCTTCTTCCTTGGCTATCTCTAGGAATTCTAGTGTAGCCTTATCAATCATTTCTTCAAGCATTTGTTGTGGTGTCATTGGGCCTCTTCTATTAGTTTACGGTCTATAGATAAATTATACGTCAGGACATAGCAGTTTGTCAAGGCTTGCATATACCCTTGCAAAAATCTATCATCATTGTCTCCGTCAAGGAGTTGCTCCACATCAAGCATTTCATTCTTAAGATAACCATGCATTAGGTCAATGAGGGGTATAGAGACATCCTCTAAGGCCTTGTCCAAATATTCGGGTAGGAAAGGATACTTATCGCTCATCAATAATCTCCAGTATATGGTCTATACAGACAATGGCTCCAGTTAAATAGTTATGGGTTGCGTCCTTGCTTGGTAAATCTTCAAGGCTATCCCTGTCTTGTATTAAGGAAATCCTGTGGATTTTTAGATACTCTCGTAAAATGTTTAGGTCCATTGTGATGACTCTCTAAGAGCAGGGTCAAAGATTTCACAATAGCACACATGGCATAGCATAAACTTATCTGCTTCATCAACATTAAGTTTATTTTTGCAAATAGTACAATCGTACTCAGTGAAAGTGGCAAATCGGGTATATATTACGTTGGTCATAATACTAATTATACGGGTTCGTGTTGATTTTCACAAGCCCACGGGGTGTGACCTTCGTCACAGGCTCCATGACTGGTCCTGCTCCTGGTCCCTGTGATAATAAGATAACTATACCTAATCCCCCGCAAATGCAGGCGGGATCTAAAACCTTATCAGCACAAGCAGTAATTTCAATCAATGCATCACAATCAGTACATAGATAATCATACTTAGTCCACATCTTCTGTTATCTCCCTAGTTAAACTATTAAAATATCCTGTTTGTCCTTCTGCATGACACATGAAAATTCCAGGGGTATCAGTACATTCCCAATGATGCTTATGCATTAGTCAAAGTACCCTTCTGCCCATAGCCCCTGGAGAAACTCTCTAGTAGTAACTAGGTAGTTATAGATAGCAGGGTGCTCATCAGAGTTGATTAATAGTATAGCGTTATCAACACCATATGTCATGTTGTTTAAGTCTTCTAGTTCATAGCCTAGCATTACTTAACTTCCCAATACTCTAGAATAGTATTAAGGGTAGAGTGGATTTGACAATCACAATCTCCCCCCATATTATCCATGAATTCAAGATGTGAATAGTTGTCGTTGTAGATTTCATCTACTAGGTTTCCTACTGTCATTGGTCTTAGTTTGCTAACAGTTCTCATATTTCTTCTTTCGTGGTAGGTATATACTAATTGTAGCCGAAATCGTGGGAAAATGCAAATCCTTACGTAATCGTAAAGTGTGTTTAATATCACATTGTCGAAAAATTTTCTTGCGATTCCAACGGGACTTGAACCCGTAGCCTCCACCGTGACAGGGTGGCGATCTAACCAATTGATCTATGGAACCTTACGAGCAGTTTTAATTCTTGCTCAGGAATTTTTTTAGTTATGCAATCTGCAAAGTGCTTTGCACAATCTTTAGCAAACGATTTTTTTCTGCGTTGATAGCAGGGTCAAATCCGCTTGCGCTTGCAAGGATAGATTCGTTAGAACCACCACGAGCAGAACGGTACCAATCAAGGCGTTCGGTTAGTGCATTGAAAGCACCCCACGCATTACCAGCAATCATACCATTAAACTCGCCTGTATAGATGTCGTTGATAACATCTACCTTGTTTTCCCATTTCTTGAAAGCACCCTTAGAATCTTTTTCTGGCTTAGGGTATGCAGCAAGAATGATGTCATTGAATTGCTTAGCACTGACTTCCTTTTCAATCATAGCCTTAGCCATGAGGTCAAATGAATCCATGTACTTATGAGCAAGACCAAGAGTCTCACGAGCAACGGCAACCTTACCAGAAGCGGTCTGTGTGTGGCGAATCTTGAAAGATTGCTTGACACCATTCTTTTTCTTAGTAGTGTTTAGTGCAAGATTAAGAGTGTTAGCGCATACAACACGAACAGGTGTAATACTTGCTTGAATAGCGATTGAGCCGTCATGTGATGTGTTGATGAGCAAATAAGTTTTTACCTTGTCTGCAACACCATTAGGGTCAAGAATTGTTTCACGCTCTAGTGCTAACGCACCGAATACGACACGACCACCCTTGATTGAGCCAGCAGTTTCCCAACGACCTCCGCCGTCAAGAATGTTATCACCGA